ATTTAATTCGGCGCAGTCCAGACAACACTTGTTGTCCCCAATCGGCCACAGATTGGTAAGAGTTCTTGCCTGCTAGCACTCTATAAGCTACTTTTTACCGTCTGTCAGTGACGCACGCTGCCTCCCTAAGGAGGCGGCGTTGGCTCCCAATACATTCTGGGAAGCCCGGTGAAGAAATAACACTGAAAATCTTCACCAATTGCACAATGAATATCATAGCACGAGGTATCAGAATTGACTCCGTTGCCTGTGAAGAACATACGGTAATCGAACGCTGCATCAAACGTCATCGTCTGTGTTAACCCTGTATCTCTACCTGGTGTAAAACGATTGTTTGAATAATATGGCATCTCGAATTCGAGAACACCATTAACGTGATTAATGGTCAAAGCTTCACCTAACGAACCAGGGAATACTGCACCCAGAGTGGGTACATTGATTCCAGTTGCTTCATACCCCTGAATGGCGAGTAAACGCGCAGACTTGTCGGTGGTATAATTAGCCATGGTTTGTCTGTTGGTGAAAACATATCCTGCAGCTCCAGGTACAAACGGCGCACGCTGTACCATAATGCTGTCACCTCGGCTCTGATGCCCTCTTGGGATGAATTTCCAACGAACGGAACCTCGTCTCCCATTAAAGGCATAAGACACCCAGTGCATTAACAAAGTGTTACAATAGTTGTATTGCGATATCGAAGCAGTAGTGTCAACTGCTCCAGGCACACCACCTCGCAGATAAGGCATTGCAGAAAACCTGCCGCTTATTACTGTGGGTTCTTCTTCACCTTTAGGCTGTGTTAACCATAAAGAATATCGCTTCATCATTGGTCTGAAACTGGTGATTGCCTCACCAAAGAAGACATCGTTCAAATTAGAACTGTCTACTGGGGGCATCCCCAAAACATCAGACATAGTCTGTTCAGGTTTGCTTGGCTCCATCGTATCCTGTGCTTCGGGCACAATCATTTCACCACTCTGCTCCTCTAACACTAGCTCCCCGGACTGGGGTGCTAGCACAAAGTTTGCAAAGTCGTCGTATGGAACTGCAACTTCGAAATCGTCTCCCATCGAGACGAAAACATTAATCTGAACATTCTTATTGACAGAACTATTGGCACCTGTCAACTCGTTCACGATATAAACAGCAATTACACCATTGGATTGAGTGAGATTAGAAGAATATCTTGAAGTACTATACGCTTCTGTCACACTGTCGGCTCCTGGCAAGAGATGGGTAAGAAAAGATTGATCTTGACCCATTCCGACTTCCATAGTGAAATCCTGTTCCTCTCCAATATCCACGACTTTCTGATAGTTTGTGTTATACTCAGAATATCCGAGATAATTACTATTAGCCATGAAATTGGGATCGTAAACGACTCTTA